CTGACCGTTGGCCTGCGCCTCACGAAGTTTCCTATTAACCATGGAAAGACACATTTTGGCGGGAGACGACTCTTCATACCGCGAGATACCGTACGAGAAGAGCTCAGATGTCTGAATCTTGAGTTTGTCCAGTTTGTCCTTCTTTCCATTGCCATACTTGTACTTGATGTTGACCCAAACACCCTTCTGCCCTGGGGCAGCGGCGTTCTTGGGCAACTCGACGACGATGTTGTCGACATTGAGTTTGTGAAATGCGGCGTCTTGCTCAGCGGAGATAACGTTGACGGTTTGGTTAGACATGATTGCTTTACTATTTTCTATCATCCTTGCTATCCATAATTCAATTTTTCGAGAAGATCAACTTTTACTCGAGGCTTATCACGTTTTCCTTTCAATTATAATTGTTGGTCCTGTTGGTCCCGTCACACCAGTACCTGTAGGTCCAGTCGGACTCGTGACTCCATTTTATATAACTGGGTGGGTTTTTAATACTAATCAGATCTGAATAACACGATTTATGGTTTAACCTTCATGTGAGAAATGGTCAAAACGATTTCTATCAAGGAACTAAACATAGACTCCATCAGACCCAACGCCGAGAGCCTCAAGTCTAATCTTGGCGGGTCAAAAATCACCATCATTGGTAAACCCGGCTCAGGCAAGTCCGTCCTGATCAAACATCTCTTATACGCCAAGAAGCACGTCATCCCCACCGGTCTTGTTATCTCCGGTTCTGAGGACAGTAACAAGTTCTACTCACGTCTCTTTCCAGACCTCTTCATCTACGAGAAGTACAAGAAGGACGTGGTCGAAAACTTTATCAAACGTCAGAAACTGGCCAAGGAACACTTACCCAACGGATGGGCCGTCCTTGTAATGGACGACTGCATGGACGACGTCAAGATCTTTAACGACCCTTTGCTTCAAGGACTCTTCAAGAACGGGCGTCACTGGAACATGCTGGCCATCTTCGCTAACCAATATGTGTTCGACTTTAAACCCAACATCAGAACCAACATTGACGGGGTCTTCATTTTCAGGGAGCCCAACCAAGCCAACCGCGAGAAGATCTATAAAAACTTTGCCAGCATCATCCCCTCATATGCCATCTTCTGTCAACTCATGAACGAGCTCACTACTGACTACACATGCATCTACATCAACAACCAAATTCAGAGCAATGAATGGACTGATGCAGTTTTTTATTTTAAGGCTGACCAAGTCCCAGACTTCAGGTTTGGTTGCGATGACTACCTCCAATTCGCAGAGACGCGGCAACGTGATGATGAGTAATATTCATGTAGTTGATATTGTCATAACCCCTAGGGGTTATGACCAACTTCACAACTTAGTGATCCATTGATTACTGGCATGCTAACCATGCTCAACATTATTACTACTAATAAGGCACTGTTATTACATTTACAGGAATGGATTGACCATGGCACCGCTTCCTTCTTCAGTTCCACTATCGTCATCGTCATTGAGGGCCGATTGCCTACATGTCTTATCGGGCCAGTACTTACCCTTCTCGAGTTCACCCCACTGCGTAATGAAGTGTTGTCTGACAGCACTCCTGGTCGGGGTGATGTGGTTGGGGCACTCCTCCCTGAACCACTCCTTGAAGTGAGAGTACAAGGTAGCAGGAGTGAGCTTTGTCTCTTTCTTTGTGAAGACGCATTGCTGTTCGAACTGCTTGTAAATGTCGTTCTCCTGCCTGTACATGTCGGTAGCCACCTTGACCTTCTCAGGCTCCACAGGCTCAAGCTTCCTGATGGCACGCCACCTCTGGATAAGGTACCAAGCCAATGGCTGCGTCATCTTTGGGATCTTGTCGGTGAAATTCTTGTCCATAGGAAAAATCTTCTGGTTGATCTGATCTTCAAAATCATGAGGGCATTCATTCTCGGGTTTGAAGGTACTTTCGAAGGGGATGACGCGAATCCTATTCCACGTAGCCTTGTCTGCATCTTTGATGGCGGGAAGTTTGTTACAGATCATGTGCAATTTGAACATGGGTTGGATCTCCCGCGTCTCTTTGCCCTTCTGGAACAGGTCACGAGCCCAGTATGAGTCATTGCCAGTCAGACCTTTGAGCGTGCCGGAACTGATCATCTCGTCGGCGTTGGGTTCATCCATCACTGCCCACCTCACGCCGTCGCCTGCACGAGCCATCTCAGGATTGGCAGCTCCAAGGTTGGCTTTCTTTCCCGTGAGAAGGGATGTGCTGAACTTGACGGCCAGCTTGCCGAGCATCTTCTCAAAAAAGGTCTGTGTGACTGTCTTGCCGTTGTTGCCCTCACCAGTCCAGAAGAGGATAACCTTGTGATGGTTACCTCCTACAAAGACATGGCACGCTTGGTCTAGAAAGTAGTCGCGGACTTCGCGGTCCGGAAAGACCTTCTGAAAGAAGTCGTCTACCTCCATCACGTCAGGGTGGTCAACGGATCCGTAGTCCATGTACTCGATGGGCAGCGCGACTGATATGTAGTCCTCTGGATTCCCGTCTCTGAAGATGTCGTTCTCGAAGTCGTAGACGCCATTCTTGAAGGCGACCAGGTATGGGTTCTTATTGAGAAGATTGTAGAACTCTGGGTTATAGAACACCTCCTGCGACTCTACCATCACGTGGTTCTTGAATGGTGTGGCCTTACACTGTCTGATGAGGTCGTTGATCTTCTTCAGTCTCTTCTCACAGTCCTTCTTCTCAGGATCGTCGCCTTCCAGGTCCTCAAGTGTGCTGTAGATGTCTCGGCGTTTGGACTTGAGTTGCTTGATGATGATACCGTTGTCGTCTGAGATGCGCTCGCGGAGGCGAGTGCCCTTGTCGAGTGGCTTCCAGATGTGATCTTTGAACTGATACCACTCCTTATTGCTGATTGAGGTGCACACGAACTCATTGCCGTACTCGTTGTTTAGGATCTTTGCGACGTCGTTGTGGCATCCGTTGACGGCCTCAATGACGAGGTGGTGAGTCTTTTCATCGATCATCTTCTCATACTCCTCGGGGCTGTCTTGCTTGGCGTAGTACTTGAGTGTCCCAATGGTGAAGTTGTTGGGACGCATCTTCTGCCACAGTGACAGGCACTCGCTCTCGTCAAACTTGTCACTCTGTTCAGAGAATTCGAGCCACTGCGAGAAACCGTCGTCGTCGCCTCCGCTGATCTGCCACAGACAGAAGCCAACACGGAGCCAAGTGGAGCGGTCGTCTGCGCGCGAGGCGTTCATCATACCGATGAGCTGCTGCGCCTCCTGGAGCTGCTTCTCGACGGAGTCGTTGTCGTACTGTTTCCTCTTGGTCTTGACTATCTCAAACGTCTTCATGAGGGGAGTGGTGACGCTGGGTTTGGGGTTGTAGAAGTAACGGTTGGCCCTGTCGTAGAGAAAGATGGATAGGATGCGCGGCAGAAGCTCCTTCACGCGACCATCACAGTCTACGTCGTCTGGTGACTCACCTGGGTATCTGTTACAGACGTAATCGGACAGGCCTTCCTCAAGGGAAACCTCCTGCACGTCTTTGAGGAAGCACTTGGTTGCTTTGTAAGGGGTGTTGTTATGTTTCCTGGAACCGTAGAGGAGCCAGTGGACGTTAATTGAGTTGGTGTCGAGAAAATCCTTGGCCCCGATGTTGTCAAATAGACCGTTGATTCGTTCTTGCACTTTTGGGATGATGTATACCTCCTGGGCCTTCTTATCGAGGAATAGTTTGGGGAAATGGAGATGGAAGCCGTTCTTGATGTACTTCTCGCCGCCGATCTCAGTCTCGTAGGGTTTCTTCTCGAGCAGCACGCAAGTGTATGCGGCGTCCCGCTTGTCAGCGGCTATATTTGAGAAGTCTACAACCTCATGAATGGCCTGTTGGTACGCGCCAACGACTTCCTCAACCTGATCGTCGGTGTAGAGGTGAGGGCGCTTCTCATCGTCCTTCGAGAGGATGGATTTCTTGACTCTGAGGTCTATATCGACGAGGATGGGCGTCTCTTTGCCGGGGTTTTCGGCCAAGTATATGGGTTTCTTCTGAGATAGGGCGTTACTGTAGATTTGCCAGAAGTCCTTCATCTTGGACCCGAAGGCGTATATGCCCCTGGGAGTGCCCATTGACACATGTGTGTGGGCGGGGTCGTTGGGGGCCTTCATCTCCTTTAGGAACTCATTGAGTGTGCCTGTGGCGGTTGATGCGGGGTGATTCTTAGTATTACTCATCCTTTTAATATCTTAGATTGTTCATCAATAAATCTATTCAAATTTTTCCACGATATGGTTGATTTTTCGCATTTCATTACCTATGGTAGGTACTGAAGTATAACTATCTAATTTACAAGATCATGTCTTCCACGCCTAGAATGGTCTTGATTTTATCTATAAGGTTGAAATAATCATCGGTCGATACGCCGTTGTTCTTGTGTGTCTTGATACCGGCTTCCCTGAGTGCCTTCACGATATCTATACCTCTGTTGGCGACCGGCGAATCAAACATCTCCTCCATCGTGATGTCGCACCCGTCCGCCGCGTATGTCTTGACCCT